TTATTTGCGGAGTATTAAAATGTAAAATAACAATAGAGCAACAATCAACTACTCAAAATAGTTATGGAGAATATCCAAACACTTGGTCTACATTCGGAACTGCTTGGGCTGAAGTTATAACAATGAATACGTTTGCAAATAGAGAAGCAGTGACAGCTAATCAAGAACATTCTAGAATCGACGTCAAATTTAGAATTAGATACTTGTCAGGTACATTGCCAAAGATGAGAGTATCTTTTAATAGCGCATATTATGATATAAAAGCAGTTATAAATATAAATGAACAAAATAAATTTATGTGGCTTATGTGTGAAAAGGTGGTGAGCTGATGGCTAGACGTAGAGCTAGACAGCGTGCAATTTTTATCGACGGATACGACGAATTAATAAGAACATTTGAAGTAATGCCGGAGGAAGCTGAAAAAATCTTAAGTGAAGCTACACGTGAAGCAGCTGAAATAGTATTAACAGCAGCCAGACAAACCGCACCGGTCGCGACTGGAAAATTAAGAGATAGTTTAAATCTAAAAGAAATGAAAATACGAAAAAGCGGATCAAAAGGTTGGAGACTAGCGACGAAAGGGGTTAGGTATGCTTTTGCAGTTGAAGCAGGAACTAAAAAAATGCCAGCTCGACCTTTTATGCGAGACGCATTTGACAATAACGAACAAAGAGTAAAAGATAAAATAAACGAAATAGTAACAAACAAAATAGAAGAAGTTTGGAGGAGAGATTAATGCAACTTGAAGAAGCATTATATACTTATTTATCTACCGACTCTGGTATAAGTGCATTAATTTCAACTAGAGTCTATCCAGAAATAGCACCTCAAAGCGCATCGGCACCTTTCCTGATTTATCAAAGAATATCAACTCAAAGAATTCACACGATGAGTGCAGACCAAGGCTTTGTAATGGCGACAATGCAATTTACAGTTTGGGACAACACAATAACAAGCGCTAGATCGGTAAGTGAAGCCGTGAGAGCAGCACTACAGGATCATAGCGGACTTACCGGAGGAGTTGGTGGCGTCACTATAAATGCGACTCTAATGGAAAATGAGTTTAACTTGTATGACGACGAAACTAAAAGTTTTGGAGTAGCGCAAGAATATAATATTTTTTACTATGAATAGGAGAGAGATATGAAACCATTTGTAACTATAGAATTAGATAAAGTTAGAAAATTAAAATATGGAATAAATCAATTAGTACTTTTAGAAGATTTATTAAAAGTACCTTTAGCGAAATTAGATATGAGTTCTTTAAGCATTGCAAATGTCAGGGATATAATTTTTGCAGGGTTAAGTCATGAAGATAAAAACTTAACTCAAGAACAAGTTGGAGATTTAATAGACGAACATAGTAGTTTAGAAAAAGTAGTAGAAAAAATAACCGAAGCATTTGAGGTAAGTTTCGGAAAAAAGTAGAAGAGTCAAGCGATGAAAAACCTTTCGCTTGGGAAACTATTTTGGAGATTGGTATTAAAACTTTAGGATTATTACCTAAGGATCTTTACGAATTAACTCCTCACGAGCTTAAGCTACTTGCACAAAATCATGCAGATAAAAAACAAGACGAATATAACTTAGCATTGTTTACCGCTTGGCATGCTGAAGCATTTCATAGAAGTAAGAAATTACCAAAATTAAATAAAATATTGAAATTACCAAAAAAGAAAAAAGAGAGTAAGAAAGATTTGACTAGTATTTTTAACGATAAAGAATTAAAAAAGTTAGCAGAAAAGGAGGTTGAATAATGGCATTTGTACATGGTAAAAATACAGACGTGTATTGTAATGGTTATGATCTAACAGCTTATATCACAAGTATAGAAACTCCTCAGACAGCGGACACTGCAGAAGTCAGCACGTTCGGATTAACATCAAAAGCATATATCGCTGGGCAAAAAGACGCAACAATATCAGTTGAAGGATATTACGATGGAACTGCAGACGCAATAGATGACGTTTTAAATACAGCATTGGGTCAAGCGCAAACGGAATGGACTTGGTATCCCGAGAGCGACACGTTTGAAAATGTAGGATATGCAATGCAAACAGTTAATACAAGTCATAATGTAAGTTCAGATATCGGAGACGCAACATCTATAAGTTCAGAAGGTCAAAGTATTATTGGTCGGGAACGTGTGATATCACTACACGCATTATCTCAAGAGTCAAGCTCGGGAAGTAGTTCAGGAAATGACAACGGGGCAAGTTCATCGAACGGAGGAAGTGCTTTTATACATGCTACAGACGTGACAGGTACAGTCGAAGTAATAATCGAGCATGACACAGACGCGGGTTTTGCAACAGCAGCGACACTAGCGAGTTTCACAGCAATAAGCTCAGATCATGTGTCAGAAAGAATAACTTTTTCAGGAACAGTAAATCGGTACGTAAGAGCAACTTGGACAATGGGCGGTGGAGAGGATTTAACTTTTCAAATAGGGTTTAATAGAATTTAAAAGGAGGAATTAAAAAATGGCTTTTTCTCATGGTAAGGATAGCACGTTTACAATCGACAACTCGGGAGGTACTCCTGTCGACATTACAGCATATGTAACATCAGTTGATTTTCCGATCAGCGCTGACACAGCAGAAGTAAGCACGATGGGTGATAGTTCAAAAGAATATATCGCTGGTCTTAAAGATGCAACAATATCAATTGAAGGTAAATGGGATAGTACAGTAGATAACACGTTATACGGAATAATGGGTTTGACAGGAACTTTTTCTTATGTACCTTACTCGGGCGTAAATTATTCGGGCGAGTGTATAATGACTAGTTATAATGTAAATGCAGATATTGGAGATGCAGTAAGTTTCAGTGCAGAATTTCAAGTCACAGGAAACGTAAGCAGAGCATAAGAGGGGTGAAAACCTCTCTTTACTTTTTTGTAAAGGAGGGAATATATGGCAACGGTACGTAGTTTACAGGTCAATGTTAGAGCAGATGTTAGTGAGTTTCAGAAAGCGATGCAAAGTGCTCAAAAAACGATGTCTAAGATGGGAGAAAAAATCGGAAATATTGGTAAAACATTTTCAGTAGCTGTAACAGCACCTCTCGCGTTACTTGCAAAGACATCTATAGACGCAGCTAATGATCAACTTGAAGTTGAAAAGAAATTGGAAACTGTATTGAAGCAAAGAACAAATGCTACAACAGAACAAATACAAGCTATAAAAGATTTGACCGCAGCTCAACAAAAAGCAGGCGTTATAGGAGATGAAGTACAGCTGGCAGGTGCACAACAAATCGCTACTTTTGTAAATACAACAGAAAGTGTAGAAACATTGATACCAGCGATGAATAATTTAATAGCACAACAAAAAGGTGTTAATGCTACACAAACAGACGCGATAAACATAGCGAACATGGTCGGAAAAGCTTTTACAGGTCAGGTAGGCGCATTGTCAAGAGTCGGAATTACATTTGATGAAACTCAAGCCAAGATAATAAAATTTGGAACAGAAGAAGAAAAAGCAACTACTCTTTCTCAAATATTAACCCAAAACGTTGGTGAAATGAACGCAGCACTATTAGAAACAGACGAAGGTCAAATTACTCAAGTGACAAACGCATTAGGCGACATGATGGAAGAAATCGGAAAAGAATTATTACCAATGTTTAAAACTTTAGTTGGCTGGTTAGACGTAATAGTAAGCTGGTTTTCAGGACTTAGTGATAAATCAAAAAACTTGACAATTTGGATTGGATTAATAGCAGCGGCAATCGGTCCTCTTTTAGTTGGTATAGGATTTGCAATAAAAGTGGTGTCAGTTTTGGCAGGAATTATAGCAGCGATTGGAGCACCAATCACGGTTGCTATACTTGCAATTAGTGCTTTAGCAGCTTGGATAGTCTATTTATATACTACAAACGAAGACGTTGCGAAATTTATAAACGAAAGTTGGGGTAAGATAAAAACATTTTTAAAAAATACTTGGGATTTTCTATCGGATAAAGCGATGGCGGTATTCAATTATTTAAAAGAATTTTGGGAAACTCACGGAGAAGACATAACTACTAATATGACAGAAATATGGGATAATATTGTTATAATTTTGAGGTGGTTCTTTAATTTAATAAAAACAGCGGCTGAAACTATATTCAATAAGTTGAAAACTTTCTGGGAAAATCACGGAGATGATATAACAAAATTTACAACATCGGTATGGGATAATATCGTAGGAATTGTACAAGGAGCTTTCAAAATATTCAAAGGAATAATAGCACTTTTCGCTGGATTACTTTCTGGAGATTGGGAAAAAATGTGGGATGGTGCTAAAGATGTATTAACAGGAGTTTGGGACGTAATAGGAGGAGTAGTTAAGGCAGGTGTAAATAGTATAATAACAGCTCTCAATATGTTTATAGGCGGAATGAATAGAATTAAATTTAGTGTACCGAAGTGGGTACCTGAGCTCGGCGGAAAATCCTTCGGAATTAATATACCAAAAATCCCGATGTTAGCAAAAGGCGGAATAGTGAATGATGCAACATTGGCAATGATTGGAGAAGCAGGTCCAGAAGCAGTTATTCCTCTCGACAAACTAGACAACATGAGCGGAGGAATAAATATAACAATAACAGGTAATACATTTAGTAATAGACGCGATATAGACATCATAGGCGATCAGCTCATAAAAAGATTAAGAATGGAGGGTTTATAAAATGAGTCAATTTAGTAATTATTTAGAGAACGCATTAATAAACGCGACTCTTAGAAATACAAGTTATACTAGTCCTGCAACGGTTTATTGCGCTTTATATACAAGTAATCCTGACGAAGATAACTCGGGTACAGAAGTTTCGGGTAATAATTATGCCAGAGTATCCGTTACATTTGGAGCACCTTCTAACGGCGTTAGTACAAACAGCGCAGACTTAGTATTTCCGACAAGCTCTGGGTCATGGGGAACGGTAACACATTTTTCTATAATGGACGCATCAACAAGTGGAAACATGTTATATTATGGATCACTTAACTCTAGTGCGGTAATCGATGGAGCAGACTATATATTGACAATAAGCTCTGGAGATCTAAGTATAACATTAGCGTAGAGGAGGTATCACATTGGGTACTACATTTATAGATGAAAGCGGAAAAACTTGGACCACTAACGGAAATGCCCAAACATCCACAGGCCAAAAAAAATTCGGATCAGCGTCGGGTTTATTCGATGGGACTGGAGATTGGATAG